CCGTAACAGACAGCAGCTTCCACCCTGTCTGCCACGGCTTTCGTGAGATCGCCGAACGCCGCTTGTTGCTGGACTCCGCGCCGCGCGCCCGCTTCGACATCAGTGTCGAGTTGTTTGCGGGCAAGCGGCAGGCCATGGCGACTTGGGGCACATACCCGCAGATCGTTACTGCGGATGCAGCGCGCTTGGCCGACGCTTCCTACCCGATTACGAGCCTGTGCGGCTGCTTGTTTCCCGCCTTCTGCGCGGGTTGCAAGCCCCGCCCGGGATCATCGGTACTGGTCGTCGACGTCTACGCGCTGGAGGGTGAGCAGGTGGAGGCCTACCTCCGGGAACATAATGTAACTCTGCTGTCGTTGCAGTGGCTACACCCGGTGGACCAGTATGGCTACCTAGGGGCAACTGAGATGTACTGCACGCCGATTACGGCGAGTGTGTACAACTATGCCGTCCCTGCTAACTTCGACCGCGTCAATGTGGGTGATATGTACTATGACGAGTACTTCCACGGACGCTGGTTGAACACCTTCGGGGCTGACGTCAAGATAGTTGACGTCTACGACCTCACCGACCCGTTAATGCCTGACAGGGCTGTGTATACCCTAGTCCGCATCGAGCCGGTTGCCAGAATTGCCATCGCCCCAGGCATGACGGCCATAGAGCGTGAGACCCTAGAGGTGATCGCCTATCCCCCCGAGAAGCAGCGGGGTACGCTGATGCGCACACTTGTCCGTGAGGGCCTCGTCACCCTCGACAACGCGCACGATACCGTGGAGGCCATAGTTAAGGACCTCGCACACCGGGCAAGCGCCGCCCGAAGCAGGCACACCCCGCTCGACTCTGTGCGTGTCGGGATGTCTGAGAAACTTCAGAAGGACGCCAGCCTCACGAGCCGGCTTCCCCTCCTGACTGTCGTCTGGCTGTGGTTTGTGTCCCTACCGCTTCGCCTGCGGCTTGTTGCGTTCCTGGCCTTGTACGTGTGCAGCAATCTATTGCTCCTCGTAACTTGGTCGGCGTACGCCATGCCCGCCGCGCGCGTCGTGGGCGCCTCCGCCTGGCACAACCCGCTGAGCGTCCTGTTGCTCGCGGGCTTCGCTGTCGCCTTTGGTTTCTGGGCGCGGCAGATCACCCTCTGACGTTCCGCGCGGGCCTATATATGTGCTGTCTATTCGTCTATCCCGGATAGCACTGTATACGCCCGCGAGGGCGTCAAGGTACG